CTTACCAATAGATGACATAATAGGAGTGTCTTGTGGGCTGATGTCATAAATAACATTGCTTAAGTCTTCACGAGCACCAACTGCGTCATATCTTGTAAATGTAGGCATTTCAAATTTCCTTTAAATAAATTTTTCAAATAGTTTAGCTGCATCTGACTTTTTGCCAGTTTGCTTGAGTCTTTGCATCTGTTTCTTAGTTGCATCATTCTCAGCATTAACCTGACCGCCATTTCCAGCCTTTAGAGTCTTAGGAGCTTCTGTAACCTTCTTAGTGGCTACTGACTTGCCCTTCATCAACTTTTCGTATTGCATGGCTTTGTAGAGGGTTTGAACAGCTCTTGCATCATATACATTCGCTAGTTCTTGGTCTGAGAAGCCAATTGATTTCGCATAAGCCTTAATCTCTTTGCGAGCAATATCTGCCTTTACCTCATCCCTAAACTCAGGAATCCACTCCTTAAGTTTTGTAGCCTCTTGAGCCAAATGACTCTTTAGGTACTCTTGCTGTTCTGCTTGTTGCTGTTGAGCAATTCGCTGTTTCTCAGCTTGTACCGCTTGCAATTGCTTTTCTCTTTCTGATCTCTCTGCGACCTTAATGGCATAGCCAATTGGGTCTGACTCTTTTAATTCGGCTAGATTCTCATTGTCAGTAGGCTGATTGAGCATCTGTTCGATTACTTGGAGTCTTTGAGCATAAGTATCTCGCAACTGCTTGGCTTCTTCGATTCTCGCTCTTTCTGCTTCCACAGTTTTACGAGTCTCAGCTAAAGCCTGAGTTTTCTTTGTGTAATCTTTTGTGCGACTGTAACCTAGTTGAAGCTCCTCTAAGGTGACCTCAATTTCCTCATTGTCTACTTTGACTTTGAATCTTTGGGGTTCTTCGGTTACTTCTTCTTGATATTCAGTTTCTTCTGCATTTTCATCTGTGTAGTCCTCTGAACTATCCTCAGATTCGGCTGAATACTCAACTTCTTCTGATTCCTGTTCTTGTTGGTCTACCTCTGGTTGAGCCTGAGCTTCCTCAGTAGGTGAGTCCATCAAAGACAAAAATGCACTAGCTGCTTCGTTTACACTAACACTTCCGTTTGGATTGGTGTTTTCACTCATTGTATTTACCTTTTATGGTAGTTAAAAAAAGTTTCGCTTTTTTAGATTTTCTTTAGCTGGAATAACTTGTAGATTGTATGGTGTATGCAATCCACAGACATTTTTTCCTTTTAAAGGTATGACATGGTCTACATGCCACTTAAATCCAAAAACTTTGCTTCTTAATTGAGCAAGCTCGTAAGCCTGTTCAATCATCCAAAAGTCATCTTCATTTAGCCATTTAGGAACAGCATTTCTTAAATTTGCCCTTCTTTTGCCATTTGAAGAAGTTACTTTTGATTTATTTTTTTGTTTCCACTCTTTAGTTAAATTATGACATTTATCTAAATTTTTTGCTTTATATTCTTTATTTTTACTATTTATAACTTCTCTATTTTTCTCAATATATTCATTTTGCTTTTTTAGCATTAATCTGCTTATCATCTGCGATAGCTTGGATTGATGCTTCAAATTCTTCAATGGCTCTGAGTTTGACCAAAGATTTCTCTCGAAACTCTACATCATCTTCAGAACTATTAAATATGTTGTTTTTATACAACATTTTTTGGTTTTCCACAAGCTCCATGAAAAACTCATCTGTTAAATAGGTATTTGCTCTTTCAGCTTTGTTCATTATGCGATCAGCATTAATAATGCTTCTTCCTCGTCATCTAATTGTGCTTTCAGTAGTTTAAGCTCATTGATAACTATATTCAACTGAACTATGTCATCTGCTAACTTCTTCTGCTTCTGAACCTCTTGTAGAGCATCTTGAACAACTGGTTGCAATTCCAGTAGCTCATCTGTTTTCTTGACCTTTTTAAGTTTAGCCTTAACTTTCTTAATCTGTGGTGTTTGCTTTACTGTATTTTTATCCAGTAGTTCTAACATCCATTTGGCAGCTTCTAATATCTTAGACCGCCTAATACCGCCACCAGTAATGCCTATTGCTCTTTGTTCATATCCACTAGCAGTGAAACTATCAGAGCCACTCTCAGAACTGCTTAAACCGCCTTTTACAAGGACTAAACCTTCCCATCCAGTCTTTGTATATCCTTCTACAAAATAACCATCTAGAGCATAGTTTCCTAGGCTATCTGAGCCTTCTGTAACATTTAATGAGCCAGTAGAAACAATATCTCCACTAGCAGAGAATATATCGCTACCAGACTCATTGGCAGCCATATCTCCATGAATAATGACTAAACCTGTAGAAACAAAGCTATCTGATCCTGTTTCACTTGCAGATAAAGCACCCGTTACTGTGTTAGTAGTTACTGAGCCAGATGCACTAAAAGTATCTGTCCCACTCTCGGTAACGCTTAAACCACCTTTAACGATTACATCACCAGAGCTTGTAAAAGTATCGTTACCTGTTTCAGTTGCAGATAATGCGCCTTTTACTATGACATCACCACTAGAACTAAAGGTGTCTGAGCCTGTTTCTGTAGCTGATAAACTACCTGTTCTAGTTGGGAAGCTAACAGTACCACTTGCAGTAAAGTCATCTGCGCCTGTTTCGCTAACAGCCATTGAACCAGTTACAGCAGAACTTTGAACTGTGCCACTTGCACTAAAAGTATCTAATCCTGATTCTGTAGCATTTAAGCTACCAAAGTCATTTTCTTCTCTTAAAGCAGTAGTAAGATAAACCTGTATTGTGCTTGTAACAGTAGCTGTTGTTGCTCCTGTAGAACCTGCTGTTGCCTTAGTACCAGTAATAATGACTAGACCACCACCAACACCTGAAGTTACTGTTTGGTCGTGTCTTTCAGTTAAACCTGTAAGGTTTGCATTGGTTGGTGTTCCAGTAGTTGCAGTAGAAGCTGCATCTAAGTCTAAAGCACTAGCCAATACAATCATTGCATTAGCAGTAGTAGTAGTAATGCTAGGATAGCTAGAAGAAGTACTTGCAGGTGTCTTTATACCTGTTGTTGGTGTTGCATCAAAAGGATTTACCTTATCAACACCCCTAAAAGCCATCTTAATAGCTGTTGTATGGTCTCCTGAGTCTGCAACAGAAGTTGTAGTATCAGCACCAGTAGCCCACCGATAAAATACTGTGAGCCTTACACCACCAGCAGCAGCAGCAGTTCCTGTTGAAACTGGACTACTTGTAACCTGTGTAAATCCTGTAGGAGTTGTAATTGCTTGGTTAGCAGACTCAACAAATAACAGCATTAAGTCATCAGCCTGAACGCTTGCAACTGCACCTACCGTTAAAGCACCTGTGCCTGATGCAAAAGCTGATTTGTTTATATACGAGATAGCCATTATTCAGCCCATCTCCAAGAAACTACACCTTCTATAACAACATCCATTGGGTCGTTTTCAACACCAATCCACCATTGACCATCTTTCCAGTAGGCAAGTTCTATTCTGCCATCAGACAGAGTGACAATTACATTCTGTCCTTCAGGTGGCATATTACTCTCCAGTTAAGAAATTTGGTGCTTTAAATGGTGTTGTTGCTCGATTAGCTTGATAGTGCATATCTACACAGAATACAAATACATCAGCATCTAGTGTGTCATTAGGGTGTGTCCCATCTCTAAAAAACCGACATAAAATCAAAGTATCAGGTTCAATTCCTGTTCCTGAGATAGTATTTGCATCACTTACTTCAGCTACATAATGCTTATATTGAGTTCCGTCTGATGCTTGCTCAATATAAACAGTAGTTGTAACACCAAATGCTGCCTGTCCATGCCCTTTGGCAATCGTATATTCAACACCAAATCTAACTGTACCTGTTGCTGTTGTATTGATAGCCCAATGAATATGAGGATATAAAGCAGTTCCTAAAGCATAATCGTGGTCAATATGGAAAGAAGCACAAGCCTCATTCATTTCTCCAGCAAAGAATGTATAAGCATGAATACCATCTCTAAAAATATTTAGAGTTGCTGAATCAGGGTTATTAGGCAAAGAAGTTAGCTGAACAATATTATCTCGCCATCCCTGTGCAGTCCTAGTATCTAAATCAGAAAAGTTACCATCTGCTTCCGAATAAGATAAGGGAGAACCCTTAGTATTCCGTAAAGTAATTGTCATGCGTGGGTAATAGATGCGCTTGTAATAGTTACAGTCTGACCAGCAGTAATGCTTGTGCTGTCTAAATTAATGTCTGATCCTGAAGTTCCTACTGATAACCCTGTAATGATGTCTGTTCCACCTGTCGCTGTGCGAATACGAGCTGCAGCAGCAGTACCTGTAGCATCAGCAGATGTATCAGACTTAGGGAAACCTGAGAATGTCAGAACTCCACCTGAGCTAGTTCCTGCTGTGCTATTTAAGGTAATACTAGCTAGGATTGTTCCCATGCCAGTAGTACCAATCTCTAGAACACCTGTAGCTCCAATAGCTGTAACTACTGCATCTAATCGAGCATTTTTAACTGCTGTTGTATAAGTTACTGCCATATTATTCTCCTGCCTTTATGCCTACGATTTTACCATTTTCATCCCTAACCAAAGTCTTAGGAGTGTTAATAGCTTGAGCTAAACTTGCCTGATTATTCTGCAACTGATTAATCATCTGACCTAGGTTAGTGACTGCATCAGCCATATTGCCTTGGCTTTGTCTTTCTTGCAATACTTGTTGAGTCTTTTCTAACTCATCAATCAATTGCTGTCTTTCTTTTAGAGCTAATTCATTTCTTTGATTAGCTGCATCTACAACAATTTGAGCCTGTTGCAACTGTAACTGAACCATGCTCTTTTCTCGATCTAGCTCAATCTTAGACTGTTGGATAGCCAAGTCAGCTATAGACTTCTCTCTTGAAGCCTGTAACTTAGCTTCTTCAATCTGAGCTTTAGCCATATCTGCTTGCATCTTAGCTTCTACCTTCATCTGCTCTACTTGTGCATAAATCTGAGCAGCTTGCATATCAGGTGGAATTTGTGGTGGCTGTGGTTGAGCAATAGCTTGTTCTAACTCAGGTGGAATCTCTTTGAAGAACTCACTACTGTCTTTATATCCAGCAGCTTCAATGAAGCGACCAAGAGTTTCTCTATATTGAGTCAAAGTTACCAATGGATTGTTATATCCTTGAGTACCTAGGATTTGTTCTTGCTTCTGTAGAACCATAGCTACCATAGCCATCTGCTCTTGTTTATTACCAGTACCAAGACCTACATTGATAGAGATGTCAAAACCATTAGTCCACTCTCTAGGGTCAATAGTAATATATTTACCTCTTAAGCGAATGATTCTGGCTTTGTCTTGATATTTGCATAAAAGATGAAGAATCTTCTGGAACAAGTCTTTTACACCTGTTTCAGCAAACAATCGAGCAATCATCTCAATCTTACCTGCTGCTGCGCTTTGAACTGCTGCAACTGCTGTAGCTGTAGCATTTTGCAAGATATTAGGATCTAGACCTTGCTGTGCATCATTAACACCTGTGCGCTTAGATTGAACTGAGTCTAGGTATTGCAACATTGGGAATGACTGGCTTGCAGTAGCTGGAACTGTCAATGGAACAATTGCATTAGGATTCTTGATGCGAACCACTCCACCTGCTGTAACGGTTAGCATATCGTCTAGGTTTACTTGACCTTCAACAACACCCATGCGGGCATTGTTTGTAAGATAAAGGTTGTCTAGGATTTGACGAGTAACTGTAGACTTAATTAATTGCAAGTCCATTGTTCTGTCTGCCAAGCTATGACCAAAGAACTTGTGTGGCATAGGAATAGGACAGATTGAAGCAAAAGGAACAAAGTCAATCTCTTTATCATCTAGGATTTCTCGACCTGCATAGACTACTTTGCGCAACTCTGCAATGCCATCTCCATCCATATCAGTCTTGATATAACACTCATAGACCTCAATTTCTTCCATTGATGGATCAATAGTATTGTTATCATCAGGATTCTCACCATTACTAAAGCGAGCAGTTCTTTCCTGTGTATAAGTTAAATCTGACCAAGTAGGCAGGGTTTCTACTACCTTCTTGCTAAATTTCATAGCAATCAACTCAGATCGAGTAATTAGCCTTCTATGAGCAACAAAAGGAGCATCAGAAATAGTGCGAGCCTTTTTGCTAATTAAAAACTCCTCTGGTGGGACATTCTCAACAATTACCTTGCCAGTCTTGGTTGTTTTCTTGAGCTTAACATTGTAGCTATATACAGGTGGTGTAGGCATACCCATCTGGTCTATACCAGCAGGTACTACTTCTTCCATATCCTGACTAATTACTTCTACTGCATCATCAGCCAATAAGACAGCTAGCTCTTCTTCAGAAAGGTTCTGATATTCTTCCTTTGTAACATCTACTTGCTCATCCCAGTAGACTTTAACAATACCATTCTTCTGCAACAAGGCATCTTTAAACCAGTTATGGAATAGGATGACACCTTCGTTATCATGGTTTAGCACCCAATTGACATACTCAGTAGCTTGTTTAGCCTTTTCTTCGTCACCTTGAGATTTAGGCTCAAATCTAACCATCTCATCAGACTGAGTAAAAACCCTTAGTAATTGTGGCAATGCACCATCAACTACTTCAGCTACTTCTCCAGTAACGATAGAGCTACGACCTTCTACTTCGTTACCATATGGCTCTCGATTGTAGTATTCAAGAGCTTTAGATCTCTCATCAGTAGTATCTGTTTGAATATAGCCAAGAGAGTTATCAATCTCTGAGTCTAGTATTCCTTTGAGTTTTTCTTGATCCATTAGACGATCCATTTAGTGTTAATTTTAAGGGACTTATTCCATTCATTAGGCTTCTCATCAAGCCCTACTGCCACATACCGCCAAGCATCAGCAGCATGGGAATGTTGGTCATGCAAAGGTTTATCGCTAAACATCTTAGTATCAGGGTCTACAGCATATCTGTAGTGTCTTAAAGCCTGTAATCCTTCAGCGCATCTGTTCTGGTCAAAGTAGCATCTGTTCATTAGCATACGAGCAGAGTTAATACCATCAGCAATGGACAGTTTAGGAGTTATCCTAACTGGTAATCCCATGCCTTCAATAATCTCTTTAGTGCTTCGACCTGTCATATTCTTGTGTTCTGCATCATGGGGTAACCAATGATCCCTATAGGTATAACCCTTATTCTGAAGCACTTGAACATAATGGTCAATGGTTTTCTGACAGTTCTGGTAGAAGTCTATGATTCTTACCTCACCACCTGATACTGTTTGCACAAACCAAATAGATGTCATATCAGACCATCCTAAGTCCCAGAAGGTTGAAACGGGTATTGAGTTGTCTACTTGCACATCTTTAATTCTGTTTTCTTCCTGAGCCTTTCTTAGCTCATTGGCATAGACTGCGCCATCTAAGACCTGTCTTGTATTACCTTCCCAGACATTCAGGTAGGCATCCATATCCCTAGCCTTTAGATCTTCCATCTCATCTCTTAGGACTGTAGGAAACCAAGGATTGTCAGAGTAATTAACCTTAACTACTTTGGCATTGCTCGGTGGCACTACTACAAACCGCTTGTAAGTCTCGTCTGTATCTAACTCAGGGTTGAAAGTAATCCAAATCTCTGAGTTCTCTTTACGGATTGTGGGAATCAATACATCCCAGCTAGACTTAGAAGTAGTCTGTGCTTCTTCTACCCAGCAGACATCCACACCTTCAAAAGACTTAATCTTTGTGACATTGTGCTTCAGACCTGCGAACAAGAACTCTGTACCATTCTTGCCATAAATCGCTGTGTTCTGTACCTCATAGAATGACTCTAGATTGAGCTTTCTAATCTGGTCTGCTAACAAGGCATGAACTGAGTCGCTGATAGAGTTCTGAAACTCTCGAGCGCATAGTATTCTTAATGGCTTCTGTGCGCCTAAAGCTAATAAAGCTATTGCAGCACCCCAAGACTTACCAGAACCTCTACCACCGTAAGCCACCTTATATCTGTGTGGCTCAAACAAGAAGCTCATCTTCTCTGGTAACTCTAGGTTGAGTTCACTCATTCTGGCTTCTTAAGATTGATATTGATGCTAGTTACTGTCTCGATTGCTCCACCATCCAAGCCAGACATCTCTGTAACTTGAATAGCTTTACCATCCACTCTATCCATGATTTCTTTTACAGCCCAAGGCTCTCCATCTTGAGCAGCCTCTACTAGTTTCCTAGCAATCATTCTTAGTTTGACTGCATCCTCTTGGACTAGCTCTTTTCTAAGTTGGTCAAAGAATAGTCTACCCTTCCTAGCATTATCATTGCCTTTGGGCGCACCTACTGAACTAATTGTTTCAATAGGTAAATTGTTGTTTTCGCTACTGTTTTCCATTCCAATCCAAACGGTTATTGGTTGATGATGTTGCAATAATACAACAGATTACTTTTTTACACCATAGAAGTAAAGGTCATGGGTTTGACTGTTTGTAGAGAACTCATACTTTGAGAACATCTTATCTAAATCAAACTTTTCTTTAAAATCTGCTTCTGTCAGGTTCTTGTAGTAATCCCACTCTACTAGAGGAGCATCTTCAGGACTTGTTGCTCTTGTCCCATGCTCTGCTCTGCCAGTAGTAGCGCATGACATGACTACTAATCCACCTTGTTTTACTACCCTGTGCATATTCTCGAATGTCGCTATCCAGTAAGGATTATGCTCAAAACACTCACAGGATATAGCTGTATCGAAACTATTGGCTTTGCCTTGGAACTCTTGTCCTTGGCAGACTAGGTCTACTCCTTTGCCTTCCCCTACATCTATTCCTAGATAGTCGCAGTCTGTAAAGAACTGTCTTACAGAGCCATTGATGTCTAAGCTACCGACTTCTAAGACTTTTGCCTGTGAAAAAGCATTAGGGTACTTTTGTTGGCAAGTCTTAACAAAGTCAAATTGTTGTTGATGAGCCATTAGTGTAGTGTCTGTATATTGCCTATGAACTGTATATCGTCTGTATTCAGATCATCTGCTAATTCTAGTAAGAATGGGTATAACTGGCTTAAAAATATATCTTTTTCTTCCAGACTGTCCCATTGTGCTTGTAAGTTCTTTAGCTGAACTACTACCATTTAACCTTGTCAGCCCAGTATGCTGCACTCATCTTGCCTTTAGAAATATTGGCTGAGTGTCTAGCCTTGAATGACTTTCTTCTTGCCTTATCAGCCTCGGATTCACCTTTTTTAGCTGGTGATCCTGATACTCCTTGCTGACCAAAGCGGATTGTCTTGGTCTTATCACCTTCTTTTGCCACTACTACATGGCTTTTAGTAGGATGATTTGGTGTTCTTTTTGGCTTGTTATAGCCATCTACACCGATTCTTTCAAAGAGTTTTGCTGCCTCTCTTACTTTCATTTCTTGTAGCGAGCTGATTTAGCTGCTTCAGAAATCGCAATCGCAATCGCTTGGCGAGGATTTTTAACAACTTTGCCACCTTTGCCAGAGTGTAGAGTGCCTTCTTTGTATTCACCCATTACTTTGCCGATTTTCTTCTGAGTCTTGTTCATTTTTTAGCCTTGTATGGTTTGGCTGTCTTTGCAGCAGCCTTGAAGTCTTTAGCACTAGGAGCAGCCTTACTGCCTACCTTGTTCATCTTTTCGCCAGATCCTTCAGCGATTCTTTTGCGCTTTGCATGGATATTGCCATAGAGACTATTCTTCATAATCTTCTTCCATTTCATCTTCTTCGGTAGCCACTTCAAACTCATCACAGCCATTCTTCTCTGAGCAAGTAAACTCGAACTTATCGCAGAAGCCCATGCCTTTACCCATGCCACAAGTAGGCATATCTTTAGAAGGACAAAAATACTCACAATCCATACACTTAGCTACTGGCTTGTCTGTATAGTTAGCGACCACTACCGCTTTGCGCTTGTTGCCTTCGTTGATAACTTTGTCTTGTGTTGCTAATGGACAAGCAGATACATCACTCTCAAGAAGTCCACCCTCTTTTTTCTCAGCCATCTTAGGCTTCTCACCCAGTAAGCCGACCATGATTGTTGTCTTGTCCATGAAAATTCCTAAAAAAAAGCCCTATTTCTAGGGCTAAAGTCTCTGTGAAGGAGATAAATGAAAAAATCAGGAATCTGTAGATACAATTTCCCAAGGCAATCTTACTACATTTTTTAAGAATCAACAACTTTTTCTTTACATTCGCAACAAATCCACCTTTGGTTTAGACCATTGTTGAACTTCTGCATATATCCTGTGTGTTTCGGCTTCTTAATCCTACAGTTATCGCACAGCCTTGTCTCCTGATAGCTTCCTGTTAAGCTCTTTGTTAATTCTTGTTCTGGCTTCTTGTAGGTCATTCTCTAATTTCTTTACATTGATTCTAAGGTAGTTAGCGATAGAATGGTTACTCTGGTATGGGTGGCTTACATAAAATGCCTTTAAAGCCCTTCTATGGTGTTCTGGAAGGTCTTTCATACAAGACTCTACTAGCTCTCCATCCTTCCAGTCAATACTTGGCATATCAGGGTAATCTTCTTCCATGACATTGCCTAGCTCTGGAGTGTAGTTCTTTTCAAAAGAGCGACAGGTAGAAGGCTGTTTTGGAGATGGATCTTCTAGCCATAGTGTTACATAGTATGACCAGTTGAGTAATCTCTCATGGATATTCACTTAAAGAACTCCTTGCTAAAGTCTGGCATATTGCTATCTATCCAAGCCTTTGCATCTAAATGGTTTTTATTGTTATCCATGCCTATAGTCTGTGATCCAACATGGTGGACAT